CAGGAGGCTGGAGAACATCTTCTAGCAAAAAGAATTTATCTCCAGGGAGAGTAGAAAAACGTCGCAAGAAAAATAAGGCTGCTAGAAAAAGTAGAGGGCGGTAAATTGTAAACACGATATATTATAAATATAGTATATCGTTATGACAGTACCACTTTCCCCCACAGATATCGTTGATTGGTCACCGCCTCAGATGCTTGAGGTATATTTGAATGACCCTGATGACTTTTTAAAGATTAAAGAAACTCTTTCTCGCATTGGTGTATCTTCTAAGCGAGAAGAGAATGTACTCTTTCAAAGTTGTCATATCTTGCATAAACAAGGGCGCTACTTTATTGTGCACTTTAAGGAACTCTTTATGCTTGACGGCAAGCCATCTACATTTATGTATGATGACATGTGTCGCCGAAATACAATTACAATTCTTCTTTCTGATTGGGGTTTGCTTGAAATTGTCAATAGAGATCAAGTGAAAGATACCACTAGTCTAAAACAAATTAAAATTATCTCTCATAGAGACAAATTCAACTGGGACCTGCGTTCAAAATATAGCATTGGCAACGTTAAGAAAAAGGTATGAAAAGCTTCGTTGAGTATAACGCCTGTTCAATTCAAGAAAAGCATGACTACTACGAAGCTTTGTCACTTCTTGAAACTGCCGAGCTGACTGAAAACGTTTTAAATGGCTTGACCTCTGGAGTACGAGCCAAACTAGACTTTATAAAGACTCTTGCATCAACTGCTGGAGCAAATTTGCAAGACACTCTAACACTCTTTAAAGACAGTCGGGTTTTTAAGTTTTTTAGTGCGCTACGTTTTAACTTAGCTAATCTTTGGAAATCAATAAAGGCTGGTTTTGCAGCATACGCCCAAATACAACGGGCAATCGCAGAATATGTTTCAAAAACTAAAATTGGCAGATGGACAGAGGAGGCACTTCGTGATCTAGACGTCTGGCTACAAAAACATCCTGTCATAAAAAGAATAGGAGGCTTTGCTGTTGCAGGTCTGTTACTCTATATTTGGTTGAATATGTCATTTACTGGTGATTTGTCATATGACTTTGACTCTTCTGATATACTAGCTGCGCTTTCAGGAAATTTTGCGCTATCAACACTTTTTGCAGGCACAGAGGGTACGCGAATGTTATTACTATTTGTTACTGGAGTAATTGGTTTAAGCTTTCCATGGCCAGGACCTACAAGCGCAAAATTAGCATTGTCAGTGTTAAATGGCCTAAGAAAGATGGTAAAAACACGGTAAAAACGTGGTATTATAAATATAGTATAACCATTATCACATATGTGCGTAGTAGCAGTAAAATACATTAAAAAGTTTGGTTGGGTAGGTGCAAAAAATCGCGATCGTAACTATCCTACGGAAATTAAAGTAGTTAACTCTAACCGTGATGGCATTCAAAGGTTGTTTATCGACGACCAAACTACTCGTTGGACAGAAGGCGTCAACGAATATGGACTATCAATTATAAGCGCTTCATTCAGCGTAAAGAGCGATGAAAAAGAAGGAGAAAAAGTGCTTTCTAAAAATAAGAAAAAAACACCAATCGTTTCTCCAGACGGTCTTGCAATACGCAATGCTCTTCGTATGAAGACTCCTGAAGCAGCAGCAAAATATCTTATAGAAAAAGAATTAGCTGGAGCTACATTCGTGTTTAATCCTGAAAAATGCTATTTGCTCGAAGGTGGATTTACTGTTAAAAAAGATGATGCTACTGCAGAAAATCCACGCAAGTATATACACAACTTAAAAGAAATAACTCGAGAAGAAGATCATTGTGTACGTACGAATCATGGCATCGATTTACCAATTCTTGGATATAGCAAAAAGGCAACAGATACTCATCTGCAAGCAGCTCGTAAAAGTTCAGAGACTCGTTGGGAAATAGTAAACAACTATCTTCGTGACAATGATATATCTGATCCTTATGAGTTTCTTGAAGCAATGTCTCAAAAGCCAAATGATGATAAGTTTATGAATCCGATCAGAACTGGAAATCTCAAAAAGGCAGACATGGTTACAACTGGTCAACTACTCTTAGTTGCAAAGGAACGTACCCTACACTATCGCCCAATATACTCAGCAGTATCATTTGACTATAAAAAGTTAAATTCAGAATCTGCAAAAACATTCTTTGAAATAATTTCTAGTAGAAAATTACTTTCTTTCAAAGAATTTGTACTTCCTGAATATAAATAAAGTTGTATAACCATGGTGGTTGTACCAGTAGATGCCAGAAATGGGTCTGCTGAACATATATAAAACTCGCTTAAAAAGGAGAAACGAAAATGAAAATAAGTACAACGTATAGACCGTTTGGCATTGGGTTTGATCAACTCTTTCAAGAGTTTGATTCGATTAACAAAGAAAATTCGAATGTTTATCCGCCCCACAACGTGGTTAAACTCGACGAAGATAGGTTTGTCATTGAGTTGGCAGTCGCTGGATTCGCTGAGTCGGAACTCGACATCGAAACTGTAGAAAATTCGCTAGTGATCACTGGTGAAAAGTCTGAAAAAGACGAAAGAGAGTATGCCCACAAGGGTATTAGCGCACGTAAATTTACTCGGCGCTTCACGTTGGCAGAGCATGTCGTCGTGAGTGGGGCTTCTCTACAAAATGGAATCCTATCAATCTCGCTTGAGAAACAGGTTCCAGAAGAGAAGAAACCTCGCAAAATTGTAATAAACAAATAAATAAAAATTAATACATAAAATTAAACCGGCAAAGATTGTTGTTTACATCTTTGCCGGTTTATGTTATAATGCTCTTACATGATTAATGGATTCTATACTTGCATCGAGCGAAAGATGAATACTCTCCTGTACAGGGGATATGACGAAGACGGACAAAAGATTTATACAACATACAGGTTTCGTCCTGTAATGTATCTCGAAAGTAAGGATAGCAATGCAAAGTGGCGGTCTCTCGACGGGTTGCCTCTTGAACCAATGCGGTTTGAGAGCATGTCTGATTGCCGTGCGTTTATTAAGAGCTATGAAGGAATTGATAACTTTAAAATTTATGGAAATGATCGTCATATACCTGCTTTTATTCAGGCAGAATTTCCAAATGAAATTAAGTATAACCCTAAAAAAGTTGATGTCGTTTCTCTTGACATTGAGTGTAAGTCTGACAACGGTTTCCCAGAGCCATCGGTGGCTGATCAAGAAATAACAGCAATTGGACTTAAGAGCAGTCGGCTCGACTATTATATCATTTGGGGCTTAAAGAACTATGACCCTTCGCAGTCAAGTATTCCTCATTTGAAAAAACAATTTAAACAATTTGATAGCGAATCTGAATTGTTGACAGATTTTTTATCTTGGTGGTCAGACACACTAAACACACCAGATGTAATTACCGGTTGGAACATTCGTTTGTTTGATATTCCATATCTCGTCAATCGCATCTCTCGTGTACTTGGTCAAGACTCTGCAAAAAAGATGTCGCCATGGAATTTTGTTGAACAAAAGTCTGTAATGATTAAAGGTAAAGAGAATTTCTTATACAACCTATATGGAATTCAGCAATTAGACTATCTTGACCTCTTTAAAAAGTTTGCAGCAAATACCTATGGCGCCCAAGAGTCTTATCGTCTTGATTTTATTGCTGAAGTTGTACTTGGACAAAACAAGATTGATTATAGTGAATATGGCACACTTACTGAACTTTATGAGCGTGACTATCAAAAATTTATTGACTATAACATTGTTGACATTGAACTTATTGAACGTTTAGAAGCCAAACTCGGTCTTATCAACCTTGTGTTTACACTTGCATATTTTGGCGGCGTAAACTATGGAGATACATTAGGGACTGTTGCAATTTGGGACAGCATTATTTTTCGAAAACTTGCAACTCGAAAAATTGCGATTCCGCCAAACTCTCGATCATTTAAAACAGACTATGCTGGTGGATTTGTTAAAGACCCGCAAGTCGGTCGTCACCAATGGGTTATGAGTTTTGACCTTAACAGTCTCTATCCCAATCTTATTATTCAATATAATATGAGTCCTGAAACAATTGTGCCTCATATGAAAGTGGCATCATTGCAGAATGGTGGAGAAGACAAGATTTTAAACTCTGAACAAACATGGGCGCCAGAAGACAATCTTGCAGTTGCTGCAAATGGCGCATGCTTTCGTCGTGATAAACAAGGCATCCTTCCAGAAATTATTGAAGAATTATACAACCAACGTGTTGCAGTCAAACGACAAATGCTTGACTATGAGAAGGAAGCAGAGCTTACTGATAAAAAGACTGCGCGATATCATACACTTCAAATTGAAATTGATCGAGCGAGCAATCGGCAAATGTGTTTAAAGATTCTTCTTAATAGTTTGTATGGCGCAGCGGCAAACCAATATTTCAGATACTTTAACCTTGATATTGCAGAAGGTATCACGTTATCTGGTCAACTTGCAATTCATACCGCAGAAAATGCAGTAAATGAGTATTTGGCGAAGGCTCTTGCTGATAGCATTCCAAAGGATCGTATTGTAGCATCAGACACAGATTCAATCTATATTAACTTATCAGATGTTGTACAAAAATGCAATCCAAAAGACCCTCATGCATTTTTAATTAAATTTGGTAAAGAGGCTCTTGAACCAGTAATTCAAACAGCTTATGAAAACTTATCACGTAAAACAAACTCTTATAAAAACACAATGGTAATGAAAGTAGAAAAGATTAGTAGTGTTGCTATCTTTACTGCCAAAAAACGATATATCCTAAACGTTCTTAGTAGCGAAGGTGTGCAGTATACAGAACCAAAAATTGTTATGAAAGGCATTGAGGCTATTAAAAGCAGTACTCCTAAAATTTGTCGCGAAGAGTTTAAAAAGATTTTTAAGATTTTAGTTACTGGTTCAGAGTCTGATATTCAATCAGAAGTTTCAAAGTTTCGTGATGTGTTTGACCACTATCCAATTGAAAAGATGGCATTTCCTAGGGGAGTGTCTGATATCAATAAATGGATGCAAAAAGTTGGTGTAAATGGTGTAAAAGTTCCATATAAGAGTGGCACACCAATTAACAGTCGTGCAGCAATTATGTACAACTCGTTGTTAAAACAACATGGCCTGACCCAACAATATCATCTTATTAAAGGTGGTGACAAGATTAAATACATCTATCTTAAAAAGGGTAATCCAACTGGTGAAAACGTTATTGGATTTATTGATACTTTGCCAACAGAATTTGAATTAGAAGGTTGGGTGGATCGTGACTTGCTTTTTGAAAAAACATTTTCTGATCCGCTACAACTGGTGCTTGATGCAGTTCATTGGAAAGCAATTCCAGTTGCAAGTCTTGAAGATTTTTTTAATTGAAACAAATATATACAATACATTATGAGTACAAATTGGGTAAAAGACATATATGATATGCATGCAAAGTATGGAGTGCATAAGGCAATTGAAAACTTTGACGCGGAAAAACTTAGACAGTTTCTACAGTTTCGTTTGAGTTTTCTTGAAGAAGAGCTTAATGAAACTAAGACTGCAGCAACCAGTGAACAAATAGACGCCGAAGAAGTTGTTGACGGACTAAT